GCCTTGTTTACTGCTGCAGCATATGCTTTAGTCGATGCAACCGCTTTGCGCATTGCAACTTCTTGCTTGGTGTAAGCCGCAGAGGCTTTCTTAAGTGCTGCAGTTTGTTTATCAGTAGCATTGGCTTGCACTTTGGTAGCAGCAACCGCAACCTTGCTGAAGCTGCGGATCTTCTGCATTGCCACATCCATCTCTTTGGTATGGGCTTTGATACCAAATGTGATGTCACCAATATGCGCGTCGGCCATTACCTTCTCCGTGAGCGTTGCATGTTCGCTTGAGCCTTTTGACGTTTCTGTTGACGTTGTTGCTCCCGTATATCAAGGTTGCGGTTAGCAATAAACATCGTTATATCTTCAGTCGTAGCCTGTTCCAGAACTTCATGGTAGAGCATACCAATCTGGAGGCTGTACTCTACGACTGCACGTCTAAAGGGTCTTTCTTCAGTGTCTCCTCTGCATCACTGACGTCCACGCCAGTAAGCTCGGCAATTGCAAGCTGAATGGCTATCAATTCTTCACTGAAGGGCCAATTGAGGATCATTTCCCTATCCCCAGCTTCGAAGATATGTTCATTAGTACCGGGCACATATACGTACTCGATAATCATGTCAATGCTTCGTTCCTTTGTGTCTTCAACATTCTGTGCCGTTAGGATGGCGCGCAATGTTGGTTGTTGTAGTTCAATGTCTTGACCAAACAACGTAAGCTCCTTGCGGAGTGGTTTGGGTGCGTGGCCAAGTAATTTGTCGCGAAGTTCCTGTCGGGTTACCGGGGTTGCTGGAATAGCTTTTGTAGCCTTTGTTACTTTCTTAGTCATGTTGATCACCTATTGTCGTTGGTGGAACCCACCCCCATAATGAGGGTGGGCAGTGTATAGCTATTAAACGACTGTATATTGGTCAGTGCCTTGAAGCTCCATTTGGAATACGTTCATATTGGAGAGGCCACCTGAGAGGGAAATATCCGTAACAACGAATGCACCTTCAATACCATCATTCGGGCTAGCCCCTTCAATGCCTGAGGGCAGATATTGCACCTGGTATGTATTGAGTTCATCCAACCAGGACGTAAGGGCCCACTGAATTGCAAGACTCAACGTAGTGGCTGTATGTCTCCAATTGAATGGATATTCCACTGCTGCATTAACCGTTTCATCTGGAACTGTAAGAGCGAAGGAAAGTGTTTCCTCTTCCAATGCACCTACTGCACCTGATTGGCCGGTATTTACAAGCTTGAAGAAACCACGTGCGATGGAGGAACCATCACCAGCAGGATCAATTTCGATGATGATCTCTGTACGGGCTAGCAGGACTGTCTTGAAACTTTCCGTGGCATCAAAGATACCAGTCAGCTCCAATGATACTGTTCGGAGGCCTGCTTGGAATGTACGTGTGCCATCATTAGCCTGTGCTGTATTAAAACAGGATGTATCGATAGCATCAGCATTCATCGTTAGAGTGTAACTATTAGAACAACCTGCTGCTGATACAGGGAATGATTCACCTGTTGCTGTGATATCGCCCACTACCGTGTAGCCGGTTATAAATGTCACACGACCGAATAGATAGTCGACAGACTCAATGTCTGCTGCTGCTACAGGTGAGGCATCATCCAAGATGGTTGTAGTTGCTGAACGGTCCCAAATCTCTTTGGTATCATCAATAATGGCATAAGTTAGTCCTGTTACAACGGCCATTGCTTCCGCTGTGAAAGCGACTGGTGTGCCAACTTGTTTTAGTTCGGCGAGATAACCTGAGAAACCCTTGAAGATACCATCTGAACTTACTGACCAACCTAATAGGCCAATATCTGTGGATGAAAAGGATTGACCCAGGATTGTGTCGTCAACGGCTTCTGCTTCTGAGTTGAACGCACCCTGTGAACCAGGTAGTTCTTCCCAAGTAGTGCCCGCATCATTGGAAATTCGAATTTTCTTAGCTGCCATGATATACTCCTATGGTAAGGCAAGTCTATTAGTGTTAGCCACTACTTGCGGCTCGATAATTAAACCAAAATTCATAGACCATATCGGACGCATATCTTCGTCACGACCTATAAATCCGAGATCTCCATTTCCAGTGATAGAATCCCACCTATCACCATTGATGTCGGTGGATGTAAGACCAAGGAGGAGATCCTTCACTGCCTTGGCCTCTACGAACGTAGCTATGTACCCTGAGGTATCACCACGCACCATTACTTGGATAGTAGGATAGTCAAGTAGCCATTTGGGGTTGGGTACACCACCCCCTGTATCAGTAATAACAATAACTTTGTCGGGCGCATCTGGCATAACACCAATCTCGATTGTCCAACCGCTGCTTGCAGCATGCGTTGCAATGATGCTTTTTGCTCCTACTGATGCAGGTACTTCTACCATTGTGATCCCAACCCGGCTTTCTCTTTAATATAGTTCACTATCGTGGGCTTCACAACGTGAATGCGTTCATTTACAGCCCTCTCAAGGAACTTAGCGGATTTGCCCTTTGCATGTGGGATATGCATCATTTCATGCACCCATGCAGCATAGCTTGGATGACCACCTTTAGCATATCCAATCCAGCCCCGTGAACCTGTTGATGTTTGTCTTGTCTCAATAAACCCTGATCGTTTAAGTCGTCCTGTATCCACCGGAACATATTGTTGTGATAAATCGTATATAGGCTTGAGACCAGCCTCTATTGCTTTTGGAGTGACATTTTTTATGCTCTTGATTGTCTTTTCCAATCGTGCAGCAATTTGATCCATTTGTGCCTTCATAGCACGGGTATAATTAGCTGAACTGGGATCTAACGAACCTGCAGGTGCAGCTGCACGGATCCTACCAGTTGATGCACCTATGCCAACGGCCATTAGAGGAATACCTTGCGTAAGGCAATAAGACTACGTAAATCAGTAGACCTATTGCGTTGACGAATTCTGTGTGCCTCATCTAGTGAGGAGGGGTTTGTAGTGGGTGTACCAGTGACAAAGTCACCATACCCTAACCAGTCACCAACATCTACGTCATTGTTGAGATATACGATGGCTTGTGATACCTTCTCCTCCATGTTGGGATCAAGGAACATTTCAGTCTTTTCTTCCCATCGTCCCTTGAATAAAACAGGGGGCCCATAGAGAAAGCCCCCAAAACCATCAGACCCTGTTACAGGCCAGTGTGTTACGTCATCATGTAGGTTGCGTGCGAAGCTCACAAGTAATCCATCAAACCACACGGAATTGGGCTTTGAGTTTAGCAGAGCCCACTTCCGCAAGAATTCCGGACGAATCAAGCGTTAAAGCTGCCTGACCGAAACGTGTTGATTGAAAACCTGGACCAAACCAATCTGTAGCCCATTCATCCGTTGCATCTCCAACCTTACTTAAGGTGGGAGCACCTGCTTCTTCAGTGATTGCTACGAAATGTGCGGAAAGATAAAGTTCGATCTTGGCCAGTATAGCTTCAGAATACCCGGCGTCAAGTAAGTGCTCATCGACGTATATGTTTGCAGTGTCGATCATACTAGAAAGGATAACATCATCCTCGAGAGTCGTGGTGATGAGCTCCGTTACTTGATGTGCTGCTACCCGTGCCTTACTCATTCAGGTCACGACCCTTTCGAGTCGGCTCCCTTGCTTACGGGTTTATCTTCCTTCTTGTCAGCAGGCTTTTCATCTTTTGCACGTTCAGCTTTTTCTTCTTGAGAAGCTTTTAATGCTGCCTTTTTAGCAGCCTCAGCTCCTTCAAATTCGCCAACAGCATAAAGATTGCCACGTTTAACATGTAAGGCGGCTTGTGCAAGCGGGAGAGAGACTCTATCGCCTTGTTTGGCAAGATAGAATGCACCATCTTTATCTCGGACATTTATGCCCTTAGGGTATTTTACAACGCGTGTTACTTTCTTTTCTGACATGTTCTTTGCCTCTTGTCTTTCAGAAAGCACCCCCTCGGGTAGGAGGGGGTACTAATAAACAATCATTTCATGAGCGTTTATGAAATAATCGCAACACCAGACTGCAGCGTCTGAGTCCATCTTACACGTGGAATCATGATTGACATAACCTTGAAGTGCATCATCATACCGCCATGAGATTCCCATTGAACGGTAGTTGGCTGCATACCGATAACTTCATCAATGACATCACTTGTCAACTGAACGATATATGCGTGATTAGCCGGGACATCGGTTGACGGGATAATCTTCTGGATGCCTTCCGTACGAAGGACTCGTTCCATAATTGTCAACAGTGATGAACCCGCAACATCATAATCATTCTGCATGCGGTTGTAGGTGGTGTAATTGATTATCAGATTGTATGGGCCATACATGTAATCGCCCTGGAGCGATGCAATGGACGCCAGTACATCAACAATGTAATCAGCAGCGGCTGTGGTAGTATCCCACAAATCAGTCATTGTGATTGCATGACTGTTTGATACTGTGTCCAGCCCGTAGATTACGGATGTACCCAACTTCGTTGCATGGCCTTCAATAACCATCGTTTCAGTAGCTTCCGCTACTTTGCGTCCTGCAAACTGTGCCTGTGCTACATCCAATGGTTGCCCAGTGGTGCGTGAAGCCGCCAACTTACGAACGTTGATGTTGAAGCCCTTATGGATGATCGGCAAAGGCATTGAGTGCATATCGAATTCGAGGATGTCGTTCTCACCAGCGGTAACACCACTCATGGAAACTTCAGCCGCGTTCATGTCACTAACATCTTCCCACTCGAGAATTGTCGTGCCAAGGCCATTCGGGATTGTATAAACCAGGCCGCGAGAAATCAGCTCCTGGACCAAAGGCATGCGTTTCTGTGCTACCTCAATTAAAGCAGTGTCGTACTGCTTCCATTCATCTTTTCGTAGAACATCATTGGTCCGAAGAGCATTGACGTTGAAGTTACAGGCTAAGAGGCGTTGGCCTACACTACCTGAAGCTTTCAATGATCCGCCATCTGACGAGATGATGTCTACCTGTGCATTATTACTCATAACTTTTCCTTACCTGTACAGGTGGTTGATTAGTAAACTTCAAGAGTGAAGCGGGCGCCGGCAGCACCAGTGGTCAAAGCACGACCAACAATGCCAGCTCTTT